AGAACTACGGGCGGCGGTAAGCGATGGCGAAAGAGAAACGCCCATACGGAACGCCACGAATTGAAATCCGGAACGGATACAAGTATGCGGAATGTGCGTGGTGTAAGCAGTGGTGGAATGTATCCTGGCAGTTTTCGGGCTGGTATTTATGCCCGAAATGCCGCCGGAAATGGGAAAGGAGCAGGAAAGATGATCAGATGCTTTTTGATACTTACTTTGGCTGTCATGATTAAGGTTGCTTTTGACATCCACAATCACAAGGTGGATGTTCGGACTGCCGAAGCAGGGGCAAAACTGGAACGGATTCCGAAAGGAGAAGACATATGAAGAAGAAAAAAGAAATGGAAGTACCGAAGAGCCGGCGACTGCTGAATATGGCAATTGAACTGGCAGCACAGTCTGAACGGCTGGTTCTGTTGAATGAGGTCGGATGCGTAGAGGATGTCATTCAGGTTGCAGAGCAGCTGTGCGGAAAGCTGGGCAATCTGATTGCCTTTGCAAAGGATATACAGAGAGGAGCGAAGCAGCATGACCTTGAAGGAATGCATGAAGAAAAAGAAACCGTACATGGTGCATGAAGAAGCAATTGTCGGTGTGGATGGCTGCCCAAGCAGTCAACCTTTTCTGCATTGTGAAAAGGGACTGTGTGAGCAGGACGACAAGGGACGGGGCAGCACATGGACAAGCCTTTGCACATACTGCTGGAATCAGCCGATGCCTGCTCCGGACGATATACCGAAGCAATGCTGCCACTGTAAAATCAGCGGTGTGCTACTCATGAGATCAGCAAGCGGCGGTCTGTATTGTGCAGACTGTGCCGGATTTTTAAAATAACGAGATAGGGAGAAATAATCATGAAAGACTATATCGAAACACAGTACAAGAATCTGGACTTTACGATTCCGGATGATTACGTCATCCGCCGGGAAGTGTATGCGATGCTGGACTATATCGGCGGAGCGGATGCAGCGATTGATGAAGCGTGCAGCCTACTGAATGACGTGGATTCTGCGATGAGATGGACGCCGGTTGCAGAAGAACCGCCGGAGGAATCCGGAACGCTATTGGTGACACGCTACAACAAGCTGACCGGATTCCGGGAAGTGTGTGTTGCACAGTATTGGGCGGTTGACAAGCGGTTTGTGGTGATGCGAGCAGGCGATGTTGGAATTGACTTGCTGGATGATGTCGTGGCGTGGATGCCGTTTCCAAAAGCGTATGGAGAAAAAAGCGATGAGTGAGAGAAGAAATAAAATTGTTCAGTGGATGCTGAATCAGGGACGTGGCATTGTAGACGCTCCGGAAACGTGCTTCCTAAAGGAAACTACGGAAAAAGAGCAGGCAGAACATCCATTTGGCTCTGTCCGGTATGTGTATTCTATGGTCGTAAACCTGTTTGAAAATGAAATTCCATTTCCGGAGCAGGTCGATTATGCGGTAGAAACCGACATGGACATGCTGGACTTTGACGAATGGCAGGGGATTCAAGAAATTCTGTTCGGAGAAGATTCCGATCGGGCAATGAAGCCGGAATGTGCAAGAGCAATCAATACAGCGTTGTGGGAGTATCACGATATTTCCCCGTATGAGATTTTGGAACGCTATGACGGGCTTTTTGCGGAACTGGACGAAGCAAGAGAAAAAGCTGTTCCGACCGCTCCGGAAAACGTGGAAACATCTACACTGATGGATGGATATGTTTGGTGGACGTGCAGAGCATGCGGAAACTTGCAGCATACAGGCAAGCAGGTGCAGTATTGCTCGTATTGCGGACAGAAGGTGAAGTTCCATGATTGATATAGAAGGGTTTCGGTCGTATCTGTATGAGGAAGAGCTTGCCCCAAATACGATTGCGGCATATGTAAGAGGGGTAATCAGATTTTCTGAAATGTTTGATGAAATAACAAAACCGAATTTGATTGCTTTTAAGCAGCATTTGATTGAAAATTTCAAACCGCAGACGGTCAATAATCGAATCACAGCTGTTTTGCGGTATTGCGATTTCAAGGAAATACCGATGAAGCTAAAACCTGTGAAGATGCCGAAAAAAACATATGTTGACAATGTCATATCATGCCAGCAATTTGAAACGCTGATTGCAGGGTTGAAAAAAGACGGAAATATTCATTGGTATGTGAATGTGATGCTTTTAGCGAAAACGGGAATGCGAATTTCAGAAGCAATTCGTATTTGCAAGAAGGATGTAATGAACAGACAAGTGGACATCTATACAAAAGCCCACATGCGGACTGTTTATTTTCCAAAATCGCTGTTAGATGACATTGCTGATTATTTGGAAACCATTCAGGAAAACGAAACTGTGATGCAAGGCGAAAATGGAAAATCCATTACAAGTAAAGGAGTATCAGAAGCCTTGCAAAGATTTGCAAGAAGGTACGGGATTCCAAAAGAGGTTATGCATCCGCATGCATTTCGCCATTTTTTCGCAATTGAATTTTTGAAGCGAAATAACAACATTGCTTTGCTGGCTGATTTGCTGGGGCATAGCAGCGTCAATATGACACAGATCTATTTACGACAGTCAAAAGAGCAACAGAGAGAAATGATTGATAAAGCAGTGGACTGGTAAAAGCTCTGGAGGTGAAATTGGAAGATGCAGAAGGATGACATCATCAACAAAATTGTGTTCGAGGTGTCCAAACAGTACAGCGGCAGCGAAAACATCGTGAAGAACATTTTGATTCGGGAACTTTATCAGTACGACCTTGTGCAGAAAGAAACTGCAATCGTGGAATACAACGGTGGAAAGAATCAGGAATATATCAAGCGGTTTATCGTTGCCAAAGCTGTTTGCGGATGCACGAAAAGGACGTTGGAACAATATAGAAATACAGTTTGGAAAGTCCTTTGTGAGATTGGAAAAACTGCGGATGAAGTTACCAGCGATGATATTCGTTATTATTTGGCAACTAAGCAGATGCGAGATCATGTTTCGTTGAGCTATTGCAACACACTTTTGCGGTATTTGAGTTCATTTTTTAAGTTTTTGGCAGCAGAAGAACTGATTGTGCGTTCCCCAACATTGAAATGCCCAAGAATCAAGTGCGAAAAGAATAAAAAAGCTGCCTTTACAGAAATGGAAGTTGAATTGATTCGTGGAGCATGTGAAAATGCACGGGAAACAATGATTGTTGAAGTACTGCTTTCGACTGCTTGCCGAATCTCAGAATTTGCACAAATCAAGATTTCAGATATTGAAAGCAACGGAAGAATCCTGATTTTCGGGAAAGGGAAGAAAGAACGATATGTGTACTTAAACGCAAAGGCACAACTTGCTATAAAAAATTACCTTTCAGAACGAGAAGATGACAACCCTTATTTGAATCCGGCATCTATTGTTGCAGGGACTTCGAATGAAGAACGAGCAAAAGAACTTCAAAAGCTGAAAAACGGGAATTGGTATCGTTATAAGCAACTTGTGAATCCGGATGGGCATGGTGGTAGAGATCCGTTATCCAGTCTGATTCGCAGGATTGGGGCACGAGCAGGCGTTGAAAAATGTCATGCCCATAGATTCAGGCGTACTTGTGCAACATTTGCTTTACGTCGTGGGATGCCAATCGAGCAGGTTTCTAAGATGCTGGGACATGAAGAATTGGGAACAACACAGCTGTATTTAGACCTGACGGAAAAGGATTTGGAAGCAGCACATGACAAATATGTGATATGAGGGGTGGTCTTACGAAAAAACAAATAGCAGCCTGCATCAAGCAGATGTCCGGAAAATATGCTCCGCAGGTGGTGTTTGCTGATTGGATTCAGTGCGTTGCACTGTCGATCAGCAACAGTGTGCAGATATTTCACGACAATCTGTGGAAGCAACGAGAAGAACAGTATCTTGCAACGATGAACAGATACGGCAAAGAAGAACGGATGAAAATGGCTGAAATGGCTGGGATGCTGATACTTGCCTATGAAAAAGGGCTTGGTGATGTGCTGGGTGAAGTCTATATGGAAAGCATCGGCGGAAATAAAAATTCCGGACAGTTTTTCACGCCGTACAGTGTCAGTCTGGCAACTGCAAGACTGACGTTGCCAGATACCATAGACGAAAACAAGAAGCTTTCGCTCTGTGAGCCTACCTGCGGTAGCGGTGGAATGGTCATCGCCGCAGCACAGGTATTGCAGGAAAAGGGAATCAATTATCAAAGGGTACTGGATGTGGTTTGTCAGGATTTAGACTGGACAGCGGTCTACATGTGCTATGTGCAGCTTAGTTTGCTTGGCGTGAAAGCAATTGTTGCACAGGGGAACACATTATCAGAACCGTATACAGCAAACTATCCGAAAGAAAAGGTGTTTTACACGCCTGCGAAGCGTGGACTTTTGATATAAATGAAAAGGAGAAATGAAAAATGGGAAAACTGGTCGAACATCTGATGCCCTGTGCAATTTGTGGGGCTGTGCCGAAAATCAATGACATTTACGACATAGATCCGGAAAAAGCGGAACATTGTTACAAGCTGTTTTGCTCTGAAAATGGGGTACACAACAGCACCGGAGAATGGTTTGCAAACAAGTACAA